CTTACCCAGACAACGGACAGTCGAAGACCTTTATCCGTCCAACAATTACCACGCACACGAGCGTTGCATCACAATCAGAACTTGGTTCAGCATCAGCAACAACCATGGTGATTGCATCCAACTCAATTAGCAAGACCACACTTGCTGGTCAAGTAACGCTGTCAGTTCAGGACATTGACTTCACTTCACCTGCAGCAATGCAGTTGATCTTGAATGACCTCATGGGCGAATACATGATTGCTTCTGACAACTTGGCTGCAGACAACTTGCTCACCGCAGCAAACTCGTCAGGCGTTTGGGACGGCACCGTAGCCGACTTGCTGAAGTCTGTTTATGACTCGGCAGTTGACATTTCATCAAACCGAAACTGGACACCTACCCACATGTTCGTAAGCCCAGACGTATGGGGTCAACTTGGACAACTTGCCGACACAACTGGCCGTCCAGTATTCCCATTCATCGGCGCTGGCCTCACCGGTCAGAACGCACTTGGTGGCGGTCAGGCATCTTCATGGAACGGCAACCCACTCGGCTTGCAGTTGGTAGTTGACAGCAACTTCGCTGCCAAGACCATGATCATCACTCGCGTTGGTCAAGGTGCAGGCGATGCTTACGAGTTCTACGAATCAATTCGTGGCCTTATGAGCGTTGAACAGCCAGCAGTTTTGGGACGCAACATGTCATTCCATGGTTACGTGTCAACCTTTGCCGCAATCGGCGGAATGATTCGCAAGATCACCCAGGCCTAGTCGAGAGCGGAGCTACCGCTCATGGCTACTTACACAGTTACTAACAAGTACCTGATTGACAACTTTGCCGTACTGCAACTCCTGACCCCATCGGAGATTGCAGTCGGCAGTTCAATCACGGTTGCTGGAGTTGACGCAACATTCAACGGCACTTTCACAGTCCGCGCATTGCCACAGTATTTGTTTGTCGGCATTGATACACAGGGCGATCTGCTTTACGACTATCAGGTGCCGATTGCAGATCAGGTGCTTTACGCCAAGACCGCTGACGATGTATCACGCACCGCCGCGTCTGGCACCGTTGCCAATGACCCTGTTTGCACATGGGTGACGGCCGCGCAAGTCATGTCTTACCTTGGCATCACGATCACCAACCCGTCAGACGATTACACGTTGCTCACGCAATCGGTATCGGCAGGCAACCAGTTCTGCTATCGCAGGCGTCAGGAATCGGGCTACATTGACTCCCTAACGACCTCACCAGGTGGAGATGCAACATTGGGGACCCTGATGTATTGCGCCGCTCTGTGGCGCTCTAGGGGCTCAATAGAGGCAACCTACGCCACGTTTGATGGCATGGGCTCTGCCCCACAGCAAAGCCTGACCCCGATTGTCAAGCAGCTGCTCGGCATCCCTCGTCCAGCGGTTGCCTAATGTCGTACACCGACCTGTTCAACGAAGCAATTGACGATCTTACCGCAACGCTGACCGCGGTCTCTGGACTCCGCGTATCAAATGACCCAACAAAATTAATTCCCAATTCGGTCTATTTAGAAGCCCCAAGTTTCACCACCTTTGCTGGCAACGGCAACATCGTTCGCATGGAGTTCCCCATTAAGGTCATTGGCTCTGGGCCTGCAGGTCTGCCGGTACTTCGATCAATCCTTGGCATTGTCGCAAGCGTGCTTGGCTCGTCAATCATCGTGATGGGTGGCCGTCCGTCAAGCCTTGAAATCGGTGGCGCGTTGTATCCGTGCTACGACCTTGAATGTGCTATCCAAGCCCAGACCGCATAATCCACAACTAAGTAACAGCAATCATCTACTATCAGAACAGAACTTAAGGAGCAATCATGGCATCAGCAACATATCTCTCAAACCCAGTCCTGACCATCAACAGCGTTGATTTGACGGACATGTGCAGCGCAGCAACTTTGACCTATTTGGTTGAGGCTTTGGAAGACACCGCGTTCGGCACCAATTCGCGCACCTACACCGCAGGCCTTGTCAACAACGAAGTGACATTGACAATGTACGCATCGTTTGCAGCGACCGAGACCTACGCAACATTGCAGCCTTTGGTTGGCACAAAAACCATCATCACGCTTAAGCCAACATCAGCTGTGGATTCAGCAACAAACCCAAGGTTTGTTTTGACTGATTGTTACCTTGAGTCTTTGCCAATTATCAACGCATCCCTAGGCGAGTTGTCAACCTATGACATTACGTTTATGGGTGGCTCGTTGACGATTGACGTCACTAACCCGTAATTAGCGGCTCCGAGCCGACATAGGAGAAACATGAAAATCAAGTTGCAGTTAAAGCGCACGCCTGACAGCGCGCCCGAGTATTACTACACAAACCTGTTTGTGGTGACCGAGTGGGAGAGACTCGAGCGCCGCAACATTCAGCAACTATCAACGCAACCGCTTTACAGCGATTACTGCTGTTGGATGCACACCATATTGAAACTTAAAGGCGAGCAAATTGGCGACAGTTGGCGCGAATGGATTAGCAAAAACCCAGAGCTGGAGATCATTCCGGTATTGGATGAGACTGACCCAAACCCTACGGACGCGGCACCTACCGCCGCCAATTAGCAGAGATTTTAGTTGCGGTCGGTTGGTGGCCTAGCAACATTGTGTTTGACGCTCGAGATGTAGCAACTGTCATTAAAGTGCTTAACGAGGCAAACAAGAAAAGAAGGTAGTTATGGCAGTCCAGGCAAACATTGAAGTTGCTGGCATTAAGGACGCCCTAAAGACCCTCAACAAAATTGACAAATCTTTGCGCCGAGAAATTACGAGGGACTACAAGGGCATTGTGCAAAATGTAGTTGACGACGCATATCAGGCCATTCCGTTAAAAGAACCTTTAAGCGGTTGGGCAAGAAAATGGGCTCCAAAAGAATACGAGATATTTCCTTGGAGCAATAACAATCAGGTCAAAGCAATGATCAACACAAAAAAGGTTAAAGAATACGCAGGGCAAAATGTCAACCTTGCAACTTTTGTTGTTAAATGGACAAACCCAGACGCTGGCTTGTTTGACTTCTTAGACAGCGGTGTTATGGGCTCACGTCTTAACGCCAAGTTTGGTCAGCCGTCACGAGTAATGTGGAAAGCATGGGAGCGCAACAAGGACGACGTCAACGCACGAATGACCGACCTGGTGAAGCGCGTCATGGATAAGACCTCACAGGAGCTCATGTAATGGCTGTAGTACTCCCGATCGTTTCAGAATTTGACGGTAAAGGAATTAAGCGCGCAATCGCCCAATTCAAGCAATTAGAAACCACAGGCGAAAAAGCCCAGTTTGCAATCAAGAAAGCGGCGGTGCCGGCAGCTGCAGCGCTTGCAGGTTTAGCCGTTGCATTAGGGGACGCGACTAAGGCTGCGATGGAAGATCAGCAAGAGCAGGCAGCGTTAGCCCTTACTTTGCAAAATGTGACTGGCGCGGGTGCTGCACAAACCGCACAGATTGAAGAACAAATATCTGCAATGAGTCGAGCGTCTGGTATTGCTGACACGGAATATCGCAAGTCATTAGAGGCTTTAGTGCGCGGTACAAAAGATGTTGACCTTGCCATGAAGGACATGAACCTTGTCATGGATATCAGCACAGCGCTCCAAATGGACAGTTCTACTGTGGCCGACGCATTGGCAAAAGCGTATCAGGGAAATTTTAAGGCGCTTCGAGGATTAACGCCAGAGATGGCAACGATGATTAAAGAAGGCGCCAGCCTTAACGAAGTCATGGACGTGCTCGGCGGTACGTTCGGCGGTGCTACCGCTGCGAGCGCGGAAACCGCAGCAGGCAAAATGAAGATTTTGTCTAACTCCATCGGCGAAACCAAAGAGTCAATCGGCGCTGCGCTCTTGCCAGTAGTTGAGGCCGTGCTTCCGATACTTAACAAGTTCGCAATGTGGGCTCAAGACAACCCAGAAGCGTTTTTAGCAATCGCTGGCGCAATCGCAGCAGTAGCCGCCGCAATCGTTGTCACCAACATCGCCATGGCGCTCAACCCGTTTGCCCTAATTGCTGCCGGCATCGCATTGCTGGTCGTGGCGCTTGTGACCGCGTACAACAAGTTTGAATGGTTTCGCAACGGCATCAACGCAATTGTCAACACCGTGATCGGGTTCTTTGCTGGGATGGTTAACGCGGCGGTCGGCGCGGTCAACATGATTATTAGCGCGTACAACTCAATTCCGTTGTTGCCTGATTTGCCAAAAGCACCAACAATGCCTGTACCGCAATTGGGTGGTACACCTACAACGCCTGCGCCTGGTCGCATGAACATTCCTCGACTAGCTGATGGTGGCATCGTGTCATCGCCTACTTTGGCGCTTATCGGTGAAGCAGGCCCAGAAGCCGTCGTGCCTTTAGATCGCATGCAATCTGGCGGCGGTATCACCATAAACGTCACAGGCGGTCTTGCCACAAGTGCAGAGATTGGTGAGTCGGTCGTTAACGCTTTG